AACTCCCTTTTAATAATTCCTTTTATTTTTCCTCTTATTTCTTTTCCATCCGCTATAAAAGGTCTTGCCACCATTTTATCCGTACCGTAATTAAAATATCCGGCATAACTAATATCAACACCCCAAACTACTTTTTTAAAATCATAGCTTATTATTGAGTGCCATGTAGATTCTTTTAATGCGCCTGTTGCAACACCAATAGGCTTAAAACCTTTGTACCTTTTATCTAAGCTACCCGATTTTGTTATCCGGGTATTTCTTGTTGAGTTGCTTTCTTGTTTTCTCGGTTGCCATGCCACTCCATCGGGACTTTGTTGCTTTGCATAATTTAAGGCAAAATAAGTTTGACCAGCTTCGGCAATAGCCTTCGGCATATCTACTTTAGCCTTTTGCAAGGCCGTAAGCATTTCGTCAAACCTAAATTTGTGCGGCATTAATCGTCTGTTTTTACTTTCTTTTCGTAATAGTCCCAGTCCATCTCATCGCTGCCGTGTTTTGCTTTAATTATATGGTATTCGCCCATCATTTCAATGTTTACACCATACAATGTAATAAGGTTATAATTAGCATCGGCCTGGTGTTCTACCATTTGCATTTTAGCCCAACTAATGAACTGCGTGTATCTAATCGGTTCTAAATAAATTGTCTTTAACGACATTAATTTTGCCCTATGAAACTCAACACATCTTAAACACATCTCAACTACTTTAGGTAATTTCTTACCGTTAATATCCATCCTGTGAACAGGTGGGGCGTAGTTGTTTTGAGCATTTAGCTTATCTGCCGAGTTCTTTACTTTATTTACTGTTAATTGTTTCATTGTAGTTTATTTAGGTAATGGTAATCCAAAGTTTTGTTTAGCAAATTCTCTATACTTAGCTGGTACATCAAAATAAGGGTGCTTTGCTTTGCCCTCCATTTTAAAAACTACTCTATCCTTTCCGGGATTGTAGTTAAATAATGGGTTTTTATGTTTTTGAGAACGTGCTACTGCTGCCTTAATTTCTTCTTGTGTTGATACTTTAATTTTTTTATTTACAATGCTGTTTTTAATACTTTCTACTCCCGTTACTTCTTTTACATCGCATCTACAATAAAAGTGCTGTGGCGTTGCGTTTTCATCCCAAAAACTATCTGCCATATCTATAACAATTCCATCTAAAGGCTCACATATCTCACAGGTACTACCGTCAATTTCCGCCTCATACATTAAGTAAGGGTTTTCAACATCACTTTGAGTAAAGTCCATCCAGTTTGACGCTGATTTACTTGCCCATTCTGCCGTATCTTCTTCGGTGTCTAACCAAGCATCGTTATAGCGGTCAAAAATAGTACCCGACAAAGCCATAAAGGCTGCGACATCTAATTTATTTCCGTTATCGTCTTCTAAGCTATCGGACATCTCATTTATTTGCTGAAATGTTTTTGCCGCACTAAATAAAAGAACATTATCGTACAAGTCTGACAACATATCGTTGTCTTCTCCGGTAATCTCATCCTTATAACCTTTTTCTACCGCATCAGTCAAACTATCTGCCGTTGCTTGGTATAAAGACAAGGGTAAATTAGTTGGCGTGTATAAACCACTCCAAACACCTTTAATTATATGCTCTTTATTTACGTTTTTTAGCATATACTTTATTCAACTTGTCTTTTAGTTTAGGGCTGAAACTTTCAGACGTAGGAGGACTTACGGGTTCAACTATATCTGTGGTCTTCAAACCAGTCTTTTCTTCAAAATCTTTGGCATCTATTTTAATACCCGCATTCTTCATATCTAAAGCAATCTTTGCCCATGCCGCTGCTTTTGCGGCATCTTGCTTAGCTTCTGTGTTAGTTTCCTTGTCATTCTTTAATCGGTAAACCTTCCCAACGGGTATTTTAATACCAAGTTTAATGAGTTTTGGCAACAAATGGTTATTAACTATGTCTTCTTCAAAACGAGTGTCTTTACTTTCAATAGCCGATAACGCTTTATCTACAGGGCTTTCTTCGCCATCCTGTCCACCACCCAACTTGCCCGGAGTAGATGTGATTGCATCTTCGTGTCCTAAAATAATTTTACTAATTTTTTTGATACAACGTGTTTCTAAGTTGTCGTATGACTTCCATCCCGTACCCGAACTATCGCCATTTGCAAATTCAAATTCATCTTCCTTGTCTAAAATAATATAAGGGTCTGAGGCTAATTTTTTAGCTGCTTCCTCTGCTCTATCTCTCTCGTCGTCGTTATCTTTATTTGTTTTTACGACAAGAGTAGGCATCCCAAAACGCTGAATATAGTTAGCGTTCCATCCTATAACAGAGCGTAATATTATTTCATAAGGCGCACATTTATAAAGCAAGCCATAACCGCATTTAGATATTCCGTTTTCTGTTGGTGTTGGGATATATAAACTCCAATCAAAATACTCACCCTCCATAAAAGGTAAACCAACAGGTATTCCGGGAACGGTTGCCACATTTAACCTATCGGGGCTTATATCAGTTCTCCTAACTATACTTAAATTAGGAAAACCGCCATCAATCATATCTCCAAAAGTAACGAGTGTATACCCATAATGCGTAGCATCGTGTATATAGTTTCTAATTAAGTGAAACCAAGTCGTATCTAATAATGCAGTTGCTTCTTCGTCTGTATTACCTTCCTCGTCGCAAATATGAAACTTTTTTAATAGCGTTAAGTCTTTGCGCTTGTTTATTGCAGAAAATACATCCCCATTGTCTATCGTATTTAAAAATATCGTTTGAATTATAATACGATATGGTAAAAAAGATTCAAACCTTTCGGCTTCTTCTATCCCTTTTTTTAGAGTAGATAAATCGTTTTTCATTCGCTGCACCTGATAAGGCGCACGCCATGCGTTTAAGTCTTTTGGGTCGTCTTTTATTCCCTTCCAAAAAACACCCGAAGTATTACTGCTGTTTCCGGTTTGGCTTAAAAAATTATTGTTCCCGGATATACCTGGGAAGAACATATTTTTAGCTTTAAAGTAGGATGCTATCCTACCTACAATAGTTTTTGGAACAGTAATTTTTTTGTAAGCCATTACGCCTTAACCTCTTCTTCTTTTACTATTTCTTCTGTTTTAATTTCAGGAACCGCTATTTCTTCTTTTACGATAGCGTCTTTTTCTTGTTGGGCCACCTGGGCTACTTTTGCTGCTGCTGAGTTCATGTTTATTTGTTTTTATATTATTACCAATCAAAATTTAATTTTGGAGACCCGCCAAACCTAATACGACTGCCTTCGGACGGTTGCAATTCGGGTACATCTAATGTTATTTTACCTTCGGCTGCATCTTGCAACCATTCTTTAGCCATTGTAAACTTAGCATCCACCCATTTAGGCAATACCTGTGGGCTTATTCTTGGGCTTAGATACCACAACACAATAGCTATGTAAGCATCTACAATAGACTGGTTACGATTATCTCCTATAATCCACGTAATAGATTGCCAGTTTGTAATATCTGCACCGGGCGTTTTGTTTGTGTTGGCTGTTAAAGATTGCCAAAGAACATTGTTTGCATCTGTAACGGTATCGCCTATGGCATAAGTAGTGGTGTTACCCCACACACCTTTAGTGGATACAAAATTAGGATATTTGCCAATAATAGAATAAGGAACGCCTGCACCCCATTGCTTAACTCCGTTTATGGTGTCTGTGGGAAAGAAATTAATTATATTAGTCTTTGATACGCTGCTTCTTTGTATTTGCAATTGATGCCCCGCGTAAATTGTGGCTTGAATACATTGGTATATCTTACCTTGCCAATATATATTGTCGCCTATGGCATAATTACCGTACAGATTGAATAAAGGATATGGGTATTGTAAGTATTGTAATTGTAATTGTGTGCCAACTAAGAGCCAATATGTTACATTTGGGGGGCTTTGGTTGCTCGTGGTGTTAAGTATGCACCTGTAAACGTTACCGTCGGTAAAACTAACGTATTGCCCTGCTGTGTATGCTCCCAATACCCATGCGGCATAATTAAGTTGGGTTAAGGCATTTGCTTGGTAAGTAATGGCATCATAGTAAACGGTTGTATTTGAAAACTCGTTTATGAGGTCGTATTTTTGCACTAAAAACTCTTTTATTTTCGCTTGAGCACGAGGCTCTGCTTGTAGCCTGAATGTGTCATTAGAGGCTACCCATTGCTTAAACGCAAAGTCTTGAATAGTAACCGCATAATCATTGTAAACTAAATAACCCATTTGGTTATAAAGTAATAAAATAAATTAATATAGTTGCTTAATGTAGCTTATAAAAACTTTACCACTCATTGTTGTTTCTGGACGCCGATATTACCTTGCTGAATGATGCACCGCCGCCGCGTTTATATCTTTCATATTCAGTATTAAACACGTTAACTAAAAAATATCTTGTTAAATCAACAAAGTGTCCGTATGGTTGATAACTAACCCCTGTTACCGGGTCTTTTACTTTTGTTTTATCTACTTTACCGTTGTAATCTTCTTTTGTGTTCTCAAAATCTACAATCGCAGTACGACAAGAAATATCGACCATTATTTTTATGCCGTCAACATTTCCCTCTAATATTGAGTTAAAAAAGTCTTTAGATGTTTTTACTGCCGGGTTAGATTTTCGGGTACGTCTTGAAGGTCTAAACTCTTTTAGTTCTGCCATTATACGTCTAAATATATCCTCTCCGTCCTCCATTTTTACATCGTCTTTCTGACTTGTAGCATCCCCCCCAACATAAACAGCCTCAACGTGTCCCCATTCATTTAACTTACGACATATCTCCCTGCCTATCCAGTTAACTTTATTGTTCGGACTCTTAGCTGCAATACAATGTATCATTTTTATCTCTCCTTTATCGACTTGAAAAAACCCGCATGGCAAGTATGGGACTACGTTTTCGTCAAAATATAAATGAATGGCTAAAGACGGATCGTATTTATAATTTCCTGTATGTAATTCTGTTTTCCAACCTTTTAAAAACTCCCCGCCAAATACCGTCTTACCCCATTCGCCAAGCACATTTACCTTGTAGCTGTTGGCGTTTTTTGTTCTTAGTGATTCGTATTCCGCTATTAGGTTTTCATCTCGGTAGCCGTATTTTCCATCAGGACTACCAACTATCCAATAATTATCTTCGTAAGTTGTTTTGATTAATACTACTTTGCCGTCCGTAGATATTTTTACGAATGAATGCTCGCATGGTAATTTATATTCAGTATCGACAAACTCGTGTTTATCTACTAATTCCGTTTTAACCCAACTATTTTCATCTACTGGATTCCATGAAGCAAGTATTTTTTGACCTTCTATCCCACGTAAAGAAAGGCTTATCTGCTCAAACTCACTTTGCAAGAATTGGTTAAGCTCATCTAAATAAACGTACTTGTATGATTCTATGCCCTTCGCTTTTTCTTCGGCATCCAAACCCTTTAAAACTATTTCGGATATTCCGCCGCCTTGATTTTGGCAAAGATACTTACGGTCTTGTTTTTCAAAAACAGGATGCAAGTACATACCGTCTATCGATAAGTTAAACGACTTCTTTAGTGTTGTTGGAATGATAGCCGACTCTTTTCTAAAAGCTATTGTATTCGCTCCTTTTATGTAGCATTGCTTTGCTAACTGCTGGGTTATTGAAACTGTTTTAGATGAAGATTTACCACCATAAACAAGTATGGTTCTTATAGAATTATCTTTAAATAATTCGTTTAGTATAAAGTACAGCTGATTGAACCATTTTTTATCGAATTTTACTGGCATTTGTCATGTTTTGCCACCGATGAAACAAAGGCTATCATTGAAAAGTTGTTTTTTTTATAGCACTTACTTAATATACATATTCTTCATCAGCCAAATCCTTGCCAACACGAACCCTTACATCATTTTCAACTCGTTCAACATAACCTCTTTTTTTAGCCTTAGACTTTAAATAAAATATAATAGCCGTTGTGTCATTGTTTTTTATGTTATCAAATAAAAAACTTTCTACAACATCTATTTGCTCCTCCAAAATAGTATCGTACTCTAAAGCATATTCAGGATACTTTTTTACCCAATTAAAATGATTATTCCTATGCAGCCCACTATCGTGAGCCGCTTTAGAAATGATTCCGAGGTTATCTCTCAAAGAATTTAAAAAATTTTCCTGATTTTTAGTAAACTTAAAACCAGTTAATAGTTTACTTTCTTTTTCCTGATTTTTTGGCTTTGCTTGCTTTGCTACCTTTTTTGCCACCTTTGCCTCCTTTGCCTTTTGATTTGCCTCCTTTGCCTGATCCAATGTTATTTATTTGTTTAATGGTTTTGGAAGTTTTAAACTTGGTTTTTGCGGATACTTCCCTATACTCCTTGCAAATTCATAACCATCTAAATATGTTTCGTCTTTTTTATTAAGCACATTTCGCACAAAGTTACAGTTTTTTGCTGTTTTAGGATATTTATTATATTTTCTTCGACATTCATAAAGTACAAATATAGTTAATTCTGTTATATTAGTTGTTTATACTTCAAAAATATTAGCCGAGTAAATTTGCTTATCTACTTAATTGAGGTTAAGCTATCGGTATGCATCCCGCCTCAAATTCTATTTAGGGCTAATCTTGTTTATTGATTTTAGACATCTTTTGCAAGTTACTTTGGTTTTGTCATATGTGAATTTTTCTGCGTATTCTAATCCGCATTTCGACCCGTACCACCTATCGTAATGGTCGTCATCCTTTACAAATTTAATGTCTAATAGATGTACTGGTTGGTTTTTAGTCATTTTCAATTAGTTAATATATGTAGTTACGTTTAGCAAGTAGTTATGGCAACCCTAAAGACGTGCTACCGTTCAATGAATGTGATATAAAATGAATTAGCTGCTCTTGGCATTATAACCATCGTATGACCTAATCTGCTATCAGAGTTAATGTCAATATCACCGTCTTTTCTAACATAAACAGAAACCGTATTTAGTTTTATATCCCCAGTTTGGAATTCAATCTGTGCATTATTCTGTATTGGCATTCTGTCTAATACTTCACGTATATAGGTGTTAGTTTCTGCCTCACCTTCAAACTGCATAATTCTTTGCTCCAACGATTTTTTATACATTTCAAGTGATTTTATTTCACTTTGCGCCCATTTAGGCAGTTTCTCTAATTGTTCTTTTGTGTAATTCATTTTATTATTTGTTTAAATTGTTCTGTCTGTGTGAATAGGTCGAAAGCGTCGAAAATAGTATCCGTTTCTTTAAACATATTTGGATTACATAAGCCCCACCATTTTGAAAACGCTACACTTACCTCCTTTTGCTTTTCCTTTAGGAGAGAGATTTCTTCATCCTTTGCCCTATAAATTTCATTTGCTTTTTCTAATGAAATGCTACACATTAGTTCCTCTTTAAGCCTATCAATCTCGGCTTGTTGGAGTTTTATGGCTTCTTCCGCCAACTCATTAGCCGGTAATTCAAAGTTTATCATGTTATAGGGTTTTAATTAGTGAATAAAAGCCAAATCTATTTTAGCTGCCAATTCATCAAAAAGTATAAATGGAGGTTTAGACGAATATAAATTATCTTGCCTATGTTTTTCCATTATTTCTTTAATTACTTTTTGTCTTTCCTCACTCGGCACATTTTTACTTTCGGGTAACAATCTTTCATTAAGTATTTTAATCATTCGAGAATAGCTTATCTCTCCATTCAAAACTTGTTTTTCTAAACCTCGCATTAACGATACTGTTATCTTTTTCATTACTTGTTTTTTAATTGTTCTCTTTTCTGTTTGTTCCATATTATATTTTTTAAGTTTAAATTATTGTTTTTAGTTTCAGGGCTTACAGGTAATGGCATCCAATCAGTTATGTACACTTTTTTTGATTCGTTCCAACTTCTTACAAACACGCACCGATTAATTACGTTTTTAGTTTGTTTTAAAGCATATCTACCCTGTTTAATTACATTACCATCAACAACTATTTTATAGTGCTTATGTATGCAGTCTTTTAGGTTTTCGCTATTTGGTATGTCGTTTTCAAGTGTATTAATTAAGTTTTTCATTTTTTCAGCAATATTAGTAGATAATGAGTTTTTATATGCAGTTCCGTCTTCATCAAAATATTGGTTTTCAATTTCTCTAAAATCCTGCAATTCAACCTGTGATTCTACACTTATCCATTCTGTTTGTTTTACTGTTGATGGAAAAGTTTTATTCATGTCCTCATACATAGCCTCTTTTGAAACACCGACAAGTAATTGAAACCAACGTTTAATATCTTCTTCGGTCGGTAGTTTGGTTACTGTTGATGATGTGGTGGTAACAGATTTTAATTTTATAGTTGAATCTAATAATTCTAAGCGCTTCCAAAAATCCATTAGTTTGTCGTAAACTTCCTTGTCCCATTCAGACCATTGTGCCTCTGTTGCGTTCCACCCAGCTATTAATTGATGTACTGAACTAAACAAATCCTTTAATTCTTTTATGTCTATTGCAGTAGGCACACTCCTGTTGAGGGAATAGGCTTCTTCCATTGCATTTAAAGCATTTTCGTAATAATCATCTTTGGCGTTAGTAGATTTACACCAATGTTTGTGTAATATTTCATCTAATTGTTCTCTTAATTCTGTTTGTTCCATAGGTTAGGTTTGTTTGGTTAGTTAATATATGTAGTTACTTTTAGCAAGTAGTTAGTAGCAATAAAAATTACTTACGTTCCTGCACATCAACAGTAATTTCGTTTTTATACTTAGTTAATTCTTTATCTTTTTTAATTGATTTTAGACATCTTTTGCAAGTTACTTT